GCCTTCTCCACCGCTAGCCGTAGCACTTCCTTCTGATTCGGGTCGTGGAAAAAATTTATGAGTTCCTCAATCACAGCCGCCTTCGCCTGAGCAATGCTATCGCCAGCCATTGCGCGGGCAAAGTCAACGTCCGAGATTTTCTCTGCATCTGCTTGAGGCTTACAGATACTGTACACAACATCACATAATAGAATCGGATCTGCCAGTAAACGGGGAAGTGTATGTTCAATATCAAGCAGGTCTTCCCCTAATAGGTCACGGACCCGCTTGATCGCATCTACTGTTACCGCTACTGTCCACGTTCTACCAGCATTATCTTGAAAGGTTCGCATTAGCTCGCACTCGCCTCTAAAGTCGGTTTCAGTGTGAACTCAATTGTAACTACATCCTCTAACGGCTGCCCCTGCGATAAACTAGTGACCGCCCATTTCCCCTCGTAGCTAAGCGTTGGGTCAGATAACGTGGCCGTTAGTACACTGCCATTTGTATAGGCGGATATGAGCGCCTGTATAGCAGGATCGTCAGGCGAATACACGGCCGTACCCGATACTGTAATTTCCTTCAGTGCCAGCACGGTTCGCCGAATCCCCTGACTATCGCGCGTAGTAACATCCGCTTCACTACCACTAAGCTCGACGGTTACCTCACGTACGAGTTTCAGTTGATTCGTTCCAATCGTTAACGTACATTCGCGTCCTAGTTTCCAGTTTGTTGGCATAGTATCCTCCTCGTTCCTATCTCACCGACCCTATCCAGAACATCGGCAAGCGATGCTTAACCTTCTCCAGTGCCGGCTTCATAAAAGGCCGACGGGGGTAACGCTCTCGTTTATAGCGACCCCCATGTTCATGCGCCCGGCCGGCCGTTCCAAAGGATACAACGTCCGGACCAATCACGACCGTCTGCTTACTCTTCTCAACGGCATACTTAATCGCCCTAGGCAACCGCCGAGTATGTGTATGAGGCGGCTGTCCTGGGGAAGAAGGACCTGGGGATTTGCGAATGCTACGAATCGCAGCCAAGCGAATCGCACCACCGGCATGACCGAGGCTTTTAATGCTCCCCGCCTGCGCCTTACGCTTGACCCGGTGCATATTGCTTCGTGTTTTTGCCCTCACACCAATCATTACTTTAACCTACGATTTGAAATGTGAGTATTAGTACACTAGTGAGCACGCTCAGCTCATCAAGGTGTTCAACCGCATAAATCGGATCGATTTCTATGCGAACACATAAGGCTGACGGGATAGCTGCTAATCGCCGCATCCTAAAATAGCTCGCGACCTCGTTCACGATTCCTAGTAATGGTGTAAGATCATCATCCCACTCAGCGTCGACCCGACTTACCCTCTGCTGGAATGCTATGTCGATCTGATACTGACAATTATCCTCGCTCCGACTAGCTGCCTCGATTACTATACTCCGAGGCACTACGCTTACCTGTAGCGTTCGTAAATCAGCCAGCTCAAATCGAGGCCGATATAACCTCTGTGCCGCAAACGGTACAGACCACTCCTCGGCATTGAGTTCCGATACGACTGCATCAGCTATCGCTACGATGCTGTACATCGGATCCCTTTCTCTTCCGTGGTTTACTATTAGTGCAAGATGACGGCTGTGTTTGTGATCGTGACTGCCTCGGCTCGGGCGCTTCAGGTACTAGGTTTACTAATATACACCATAGGTACCTAGCCCAGCCTCGTTTGACCAATACCGTTAGAACCAATACAACCAAGCCTGCCCACCACCACGAAACTACCTCACGGAACGGCCTCGCCAATACGTCACGCAACCATACTAGTATATCGTTCCCCTTCCGCAAATCGCGATCTCGGTCAGGACGATAGAGGGGATTCGGTAGTCGTAGCCGCAGGAATGCTTGCCGCAGTCCTTCGGGGCCGTCCTTATAATCATCCTGCCGGTGGAGAACAGTACCGTCTGGTGCTTGTATATAGATCGTTGGGCGACCACCTGTATAAAAACCCACCCTCACTACAGCCCAGTGGTCAGGGGGATAGTCCTGCACTAGACACTGCTCGGCGATATCTCGAAGCGGGCCTTTCAAGTCATCAAGCACCCGGCGGCGATCGGCTTCGGGACCGATTATAGTTAACCGTAACTTACCACTATCGTCTGTTAGAGTACCGGCCTGAAGCATCTGTACAGCCTCGCCTCGTGTAATCGGCCGGCCATCCAGTGTAATCCGCTCAGTGCCGCTACCGAGACTCGAACGGTCAATCCCAAAATTCGTTACTCCATCCTTATCAACCGTTGCACTGTGTAGGATTTCAGACGGTAATGACGACTGTTGACTCTGCGCTGTATCAGACTTGTTATCCCTCCTGGCCTCCGTTGTAGTGTTCACTGGTACAGAAGGTTGTGATGTTTGAGACGATGTATTCGTAGTCGGTGTAGAAGCCGTGGCTGATTCCCCGCGTGCCCGCGAAGGAGAAAAGGCCGGGTCGTCTCTCCATAATAGCAGGTTTACTGTTTGCCCAGGCGAGAACTGCACAGTCCACGCTCTCTCGATATTACCCCACCTCGCTGTTACATGATACTGATAACGCCGGCCTACCTCTAGTGGGCGCGTGTTCACACGCCCACGGCCATTCTGTAGTGGTACCCACTCCCCGTTGAATTCAACACGGCCATCTGGGGGAACAACCACAATATCAAAAGTGGTAGGCCGCAGTTCTATAGTGCGAACGACTTGAGAAGGCCGCCACCCTGAGTTAGAGATGATTGTACACCCACCCGGCCCACACTGACCTAGCACTGATAGTAACAATAGTGCAAACATCGTTTACTCCCCCCTGCCTATTCGATATTCCGAGGCGGTGGTGGCGGTGGTGGTGCTAGGAGGATCACTGCCCATCCAGTGCCAAAGCCCGTCCACGTCTTCCGAAATTCCTCAGGCGTCATCCACTCGATCTGATTCTCCCCGATATAGTTATTGTCTAGCACGGCAAACCACCGATCATCTGCATGCACGAGGTTTACCATATGAGCGATCCGCTGACCGCCATACCGACCACTCGGACTAAATGTATAGGTCACGGCAGGCATCCGGCCCGTGCGACATGCTAGTTTTAATAGTTCGAGATCGTTCCCCTCATAATTCAAAAACGCCGGCGCAGTATCGTACCCCCTTTCTCTTGCCATCTGGGGGAGATAGCGCTCAACAGCCCTAGGATATGCACCGCCAGGAATCCTATGCTGCTGAATCCATGCAGGTGCCTCCTGATAGGCCGGTACATTCTGCCATACCGCTGCGTGGTGAATAGATGTCCATACACAGCACCCCTGTCCCTGCGAGACTGAGTTCCTGCGATGTAGGTCTGCAGGCAGGTCGCACTGTACCTCTGTTCCATCGGGTGCACGCGGACCACTGACTACCGCTCCTATACATACAGCCGCCACGGATATGACTAGCAGCAGTACTATAGTGAGCCGCATATCACTCCTCGCCAACACGTTTTGTGTGGATACGCAGAATCTTTTGATAGGGATCGCTCCACCGCCACTCCGGCTCACTACCTGGTGCTAATACCTCATAGACTACCGTCTTGCCATTAGATACCTCACGAATCTCATCACCACGCTGAGGGAGTATCCTCTGGCCAGCGAGGACCAAATCCTCGGCCACGATTAAAAAGTCGCGGTCCGTCCAAACCATTCGGACTCCGCCATAACCATCATCGAGCTTCAATAGTGTCCGCCCAATGATCGCCTGTACAGTTACCTCCTCTGCCCCGCGACGGTAGACTACTGGCCGAGCGGCGTGCTTTTTTAATGACTCAGCCAACCACGTTAAGCCGTGATCGAGCACATTATCGCTCATTGAAGCAACAATACACGTACCGTTGTTGTACCACTGCCCGCTGCCCGGATCGCCTTACCGAGATACTTATTTGCTCCTCCCCCATCTGTAGTAACCGCGACTTCGTTTGTTGCATCCCAGAACACCTTCGCCCCGACATTGAAGATAGTCGTCGTAGCTTTTTTGATATCGAAGACACCAGCTACCGCCAGGGCGCCTAATGTATTGGCAGGAATCGGTCTAATCGCTACTCCTACCAAGTCGCCCTGCACTACAATAGTCCCAGTTGCAACGTCAGTACTGGGTGTATAGTCGATGTAGATCCCGTCCTGTACAAAGCGTGCTTGCATCGCGTCCATCTCCTATTACGCAGCACCTTTACTTTTCACACCAGCCCGATATTCCGCAAGCGCAGCACCAAAATCCCAATATACCCGGTACGAGACTCCCAACGTGTTCACCTCTGTATCTAAACCGAAAAACTCAACAGTAGGCACCTGTACACCATTGAGGTATGCTACCTCAAAGCACGGCACAACGTTCGGGTCGGCAAGCAAATACCATGCTGTGTTCGAGCCGCCGATCGCCGGGTTATTAAGCAATGGCGATACGACTACCTCGAATGCGCCCTCCCAAATATTTTGTGCACCCTCGATCATACGGGTATTACCCACGCCTGTGGCGATATATGTCTGGGCAGCCATCAACCGCTTCGCTGTAACCTCCAGCGTGCTAGGTACCAAAAGAATCCGCGGCTCGACAAGAAGTGGGAGGCCGCTTGCGTCCTTCATATCTCGGAACTTCTGTACAGCGATCCCTAAACTATCAGCAGATAATGCGCTGTTTGCGCCATCGAAATAGTTGCCACGGTCGGTAGTAAAGAAGCTCACGCCATTCCCGGTACTGTTTATCAGTTCATATAGTGCTCGTTCGCGGGCTAACACCGCCTTTTGTCCTAGCACAGTCGCAGCCCGCGTTAGTGCACCCAAGTCGTCATTGATAAGATCCTGTCGCGTCACGCTTAGAATCGCACCACGTGTCGCGATTTGCCGTGTATAGCTTTCCTCGCCCAGCGCGAGATGCTTTAACTCGCCATTAGGAGCAACAGGCTGTAGCTCCCCTGTGATCGCTAACGAGTAAACCGTGTGCAGATGGAAATTCGTTACACTTACAGCAGCAGCGATCTTGGGTACGGTAGCTGGTGCTGCTTGAAAAGCAGCCGCAAGCGCTTTATTCGCTACTGCACCTACAATACCTACGAGCTCAGACATCGAGAACGCAGCACGAATCCAACGCGCCGATCCAGGTGTATCGTCTAACTCGATTCCCTTCATCGATGCTAACTGCTGCGCCATCCACTGAATACCCCTTGAGCGATAGCGATCCGCCTCGGCAACAACCCGCTCTCCATAGTCACGGACCACTATATACTCAGGTACACCATACCGTAAACACGCTGCCGCCTCAAGATGCCGAATACTTCTCGGCTCACGCGCTACCTGTATAGCTGGCGCTTGAGGACGCTCTGCCCTCAATACAGCCAGTGCAGTTTTGTTCACATCCCACTGCTCACGAATCGCTTGCTCCTCAATCTCCGGATACCGGCCCCCGCAGATCATACGAATCGCTAATACCCGAGCTGCCTCTGTAGTATGTACATCCGATCTTGTCATCACGCCATCGACTTGATTGTGGTTAGTATCGGCTTTAGCTTCCATAGATCTCGTCTCCTGTCTACTAGCTACCACGCTCGCACTTGTGCTATCGTCCGCACCCAAATCGACAAAACTAATCTCCCCCAATCGCGCCCTCCGCACCACGTTAATCGGTCCTTTTAGCTCGCGCCCATTTACTACCACAGACTGTCCCTCATCAACAAACTCTACCTCCTCGACATCCGCAGCGATCGACGCTTGCCATGGAAAACCTCGCCTCGCTGCTACTACTATCTCCCGTGCCGCTGGTGTATCACGAGACACTACCCCGGTAGCTATCAGTTGATCACCATCAACACGGATCGAATCCGTATGTCCAACTCCCTGCGACTCATCATGAGCAAAGCGCACAGGGCGATTTTGTGAAGGGATGACAAGACCTGCCAAATCAATCACCACTGGATATCGCCAGCCGCTCACTCGCATCGGTCCACCTGTATAAGCTACCATCGAGAAACGTGGTAGCACAGACTGGCCTCCCCCTTGGCCATCGTCGGCTGCTTCGATTATTACCCCCCCAGGCTCACATATCAGAGTAAGTCGCGACGTCCCTGTAACTCGCGCCTGGCGATCACACACAGCCCATCGTTGGCTCGTATCAGGAAACTCCTCGATCATCACAGGATCGCCCATACAGCGTTCCATAAACTCATCATATGATTCGTTCGGTTCCCGTTCGGGTAGCGGCATCTTACTCCTCCTCTTTCACCTCGTCATCTATCCTAGACACCGGTACACTATACTCTGGGACTAACCCTAGCTCGTGCATCAATCGTAGTTCCACTGCCCGCTGGCGTAGTGCCTCCTCCCAATCCCGCCCCTGGCGAGCATACTCATAAGCCAGTGTCGTCGTGTGGTTAGCGAGTCGCGTCGCTTGGGCAGCAGCTTCTTTCACCGGATCTACATGTTCGTGACCATCCCAAAACCACTGGTGCGGCCATTCAGGGAATACCCCTATATCCTCTGGCCATAGTGATGGAATGAGCACCGCCTCATCTAACCATGCTGCGAGAATCCTGTCTAGGACGACCGTCTCTAGATACGACTGCTCGACTCGTAGTGTTTTGTAGTACGTTTGGTGATCTAACCTCCCTGACGCGTAATTATACCCGCTTGAATTCCCAGCCGCAATATTAAACGGCATATTAAGGCAGCGGGCGATCTCGTTTAGCACCTCCCGCTTAAATTCTGCGTAGGTCGTAGCCGGCTGTGCTGGTTGTAACTGTGACATTTTCCAGCCGCCAGGCATAGTGACTAATGCTCGTTGCTCTAACTCGATCGGCTCAAACGGCTCGGCTGGGTCCGCCTCACCACCAGGAGGTGCGTCAGTGTACAAAATGCCAGCGAAGTCAGCAGCCGTCTCCGCAGCTGCTAAAACAGCTAGCGTGAAGCGCCTTAACTGTGCAAAAAGCGGTAACGCTGGCGTGATATCGGGGATTCCCCTTACCTGCCCCGGCCGGTCCATGCGGAACCAATGAATAACCGCGTCGGCCGGTACCCGGTCATACTCGAGATTCCAGGATATACCTAAGTCGCCAGGATGCTCGCGGAGGATATGATACTCAATCGGATTCCCATGCTCATCAAAAACAATCCCGTCTACTGCATTAGTGTTCAGTGGATCAATATCAGGCGTAGCTACCTGGTCTGCCTCGACTAGGCGTATATCGAGTTTCACTGGCGTTGGGAGTTTCGGATTAGTCGTGAGAAGAGCAAACGCCTCGCCATCCTGCGCTCGCGCTATACACATCGTTCGCAATTTTTCGGCAAGCCCTACGGCCTTCGCCCACCGGCCAAACTCCCTTTCTAACTGCCGGTTAACCTCTGCGCTAGGGGTAAGCATCTGTAACCTAGGCCCGCTACCAATGAGGTCGTTAGCCAATGTTAGCACGATACCGCGTGCGTAGCTATTGTTAGCTACCTCATAGCGGGCTCGGTTCCGTAGGACACGCCTTACCTCTGGACTGTTAGCGGCCCGGGCTGATAGACTATCTGCAGCTGCCCAGTGCCTGCGGTTTTCATCAGTAGTTATGGCCGCGTCGTAGCGGGCTCGCATCCCGCGCGAGGCCCGCCACGGACGCGATACTACCTTGTATGACCACAACCACTGACGAATCCACCTGAACATCAAGACACCCCAGGCGGAACAAGCTTGTTGAATTTCAACCCCCGGCGTTTCTCCTCAACTGCCTCTTTTGTCGACAGATAGCGGTCTACCTCAATCAAGTCACGCAACGAATGTTGTTCGACCGAGCCGGCGTCAGAGCTAACGCGGGCCGGCTTCTCTGCGTTCTCGCGAATTACTTCTTCAAGCGTCTTATCAACCATCGAATACCCCCGTGAGCTATACCTCTGATCACCTCCTCCGTATATTATATACACCGTTTAGGAGTTAACTAGCGGGGAATTTTCTAAAAATTTTAAAATCGTGCTATATATAGCGTCCTACCACCCGGGAGGAGGGAGACGACTCATAGGTGATTATCCTTCTACCGCAGTACCTACATACCCTCCGGCGGCGGATACGACCATCTCGAAGCGGCTCAGTATGGGTAGTCCGCCAGTGAGAACATCCACACCGCGGGCATATAATACCTCGTGGTGTTCCCTCCGATTCAGAACGAGGCGGCTTGTCCATAACTACGACGGCTCCGTTGTAGTTCGGCAAAACTAACCCGTCGACGTTCTTTGCTAGACTCTACGGCCATCCCTGGTAACGTAACCCCCTGAATCGAGGCTGCTACTGTACACCCTACCAGGCAGTCGAACCAGTGGTTATCTCCAGCGCCCGGGCGCAATCGCCACTCATCTACCACCCGACCGCGGGCTTCCGTCTTTACTCGATACTCGGCTGTCAAATGTTCAGCAAATAAACGGTGCCGTTCTGGCTTATCCCCAAACAACGAGAGGCATCCTCGATCGCCCATCGTTACAGCCAATCGGGCGTAGACGAATGACTTCCAAAAGTTCGTATCATAGATTACATATCGCACGGCCCGCCGGCCCTGAACATTTGGAATCCGCCAGTTAAGCCCTACACGGTCACCCGGTTTGCGCTGATAGTCGTTGAGCGGCCGACTTGATGCACCTATAAAGCGCCCATGACTGGGCATAAGTACAGTCGCATAGGGGGATCGTCGACAAAACTCATATATCACGTCAGTCGACTGTCCCCAGTTAGCATCTACTAGGCAGCGTTCAATCCTGAGATATGCCCCGTCTTCCCTAGGGAACTCACGACCTAGATAATCGCCTGTTAGTGCTTCTAAACCGCTGTACAGTGCGCCCTCTAAACCACTAGCTTTAGTTACCTCGATAAGCGTCGGCCTAGCTTCACGTAGTGTAAAATATGACTGCTGTTGACGGGGATAGGTACCATAGTCAATCACATAACCAGTAAAGTCGTCTTCCCACGCCGTCACGACAAAAAATAGCAGGTTCTGCTGCACATCGATAAACATCGTTACATGATTACATCCGATCGGCACCTCACCCCGTGGTAATCGATTAACCTTGGCAGCAATTTGGTCTGCTGTTAGGTCCTGATCATGGGCCGGCTCTTCAGGCAGAGGCTCGTTCTGATACTCAGCCCAAAATGCCCGCTCATCCTGCAGTTTCAGGTTCATCGCATGCTGTACAGCTGATAACTCGTCGTGATTGTATCGCTCTGGCCATGCAACAATAGCACCCTCATCCATAGCGTCACGATTCTGACGATAAAACTCAGTCGCTTCCTCCCCACGACCACCACGGCGGAAACTTTCAGCACGGAGCTCGGCATACTTCTGCCATAGGTGTTCATTTGTAGGGAAACGATAGACGAGCTTCGTTCGCTCGCCGTTCCACTCCGGGTGCTT